ACGTAAACTCAATACCATTTCTACCACGAAAACCTTGCCTACACACTTCATCAAATAACATCTTCGCAGAAAATTCTTTACTAGCATTTCCTTTTATCTTACTAAAATCTTGAAAAGGTCTAGTTGTGTGTTTACCTGCACTTTTACAAGTGACAGTAAATCCTGCCACTTCAACAGTACCAACATCTTCTGTTGAGAAACGGTTTACTTTTCCATTACGATTTAAAGCTTTATCAAAAAAGGTATCCATGCGATCAAGATACCTTCCACCGTTTCTGAAAAAATCTCCTGCTTTCATGAAAAAACCTCCCGTCTAACTATTTAGAGGGAGGTAATTAATATTCAGTACCACTCTTGTTTTTTCGTTAGTGCAACTATATCCAACGTGTTTAATATTACTATCAAATATAACTATTCTATTTTCAACTGATTCTACTACTTCTCCTGTCTCAAACTCTGTCCATCCGTCATTAGTATTTACATAGTATATTGCTGTCTTTGCATTATTAAAAGGATGGTCTGTATGATAACCACCTAGCATAGTATGTTTACTATCTCTTGGATTTAAATTTATTTTTGCTCTAATAATAATGTTTGGTGTATCTAACCTCTGTAAGATTGGAATTATAAAATTATATCCCTCTGAAATAGGTCCTTGATTTTGTCTATAAAGAAGATTTGTAAATTGATAACCTTGATTATCTTCATCTTCTCCTGCTGCAGTTAAGACATGAGGATTATAAAACCAAGGAAACTCACTTCCCATAAAACCTTTCTTTAATGTTTGAAAGGAATTAAAAGAAACATAATTATCAATAACTATAGGAGACATTACCTATCGTCTGCTTTTCTATTTTCTGAAAGATAGATATCAAAAGTTCCTTTAGGATATCTTTTTGCTAGTTTACTCATATTGATGTTTAGAACGTCTTTCATTTCAATATCAAGTGCCATACAAGCTTGTGCTACGTACCACATAATATCACCTAATTCAATAATAAGATGCTCTTTATTATCTTCGTCCCATGGTTTTCCTTGGAATA